AGGAACGGCCTCCGAATTGTGAGTACATAATCATGTCACTGGACGCGGCGGCAGAAAAACACAACCGTGCTGACTTTACGGCGCTGACTACGTGGGGTGTGTTCCTGTACGAAGAGACGGGGGCGTACAACATCATCCTGCTCAACAGCATCAAGCAGCGGATGGAGTTCCCAGAGCTGAAAGAGTTGGCGCTGGAGGAGTATAGCGAGTGGGAACCTGATGCGTTCATCGTGGAGAAGAAGTCATCGGGCACGGCGCTGTACCAAGAGATGCGGCGTATGGGACTGCCAGTATCAGAGTATACGCCTCACAGGGGATCAGGTGATAAGTTAGCACGTCTGAACTCAGTATCTGATATTGTAGCGTCTGGTTTGGTGTGGGTACCTCCCACACGGTGGGCGGAAGAGGTAGTTGAGGAGATTGCCGGATTTCCGTTTATGAGCCATGATGACTTGGTTGACTCCACGGTTATGGCTCTCATGCGTTTCAGGCAGGGTGGTTTTATACGCCTACCGACAGATGAGCCTGAAGAACAAAGATACTTTAAGTCGCGGCGGGGCGGCTTCTACTAGAGATACATTATGGCTATTGAGAAAGGTTTATACGCAGCACCCGAAGGCATTGATGACGAGCTAGAGATGGAAGGTGAGTCCGCTCTGGAGATTGAGATTGTAGACCCAGAGATGGTCACTATGAGTGACGGCAGTGTGGAGATCACGCTGATTCCTGACGCAGACATCTCAGATGTTATGTCGTTCGATGCTAACTTGGCAGAGGCGCTGGACGACGGACAGCTTAACGAGTTAGCTGATGATCTGGTAGGTCTGGTAGACGCCGACATCGACAGCCGCAAAGACTGGGCTGATACGTTTGTTAAGGGTCTGGATGTACTGGGCTTCAAGTACGAAGAGCGTACTGACCCGTGGGAAGGCGCGTGTGGCGTGTACTCTACAGTCCTCGCTGAAGCTGCTATCCGCTTCCAAGCCGAAACAATGTCCGAGACGTTCCCAGCCGCTGGCCCTGTACGGGTTAAGATTGTCGGCGAAGAGAATAAGGACAAGGAAGAGGCGGCGAACCGCGTAAAAGCGGATATGAACTATGAACTCACCGAACGTATGGTGGAGTACCGCCCTGAGCATGAGCGTCTCCTGTACAGCCTTGGGCTTGCCGGTAGTGCGTTCAAGAAGGTTTACTTTGACCCGAACATGGGCCGACAGGTCGCTATCTACATCCCCGCTGAAGACGTGGTTGTGCCCTACGGTGCCTCACATGTAGAGAGTGCAGAACGTGTTACGCACATCATGCGTAAAACTAAGAATGAGTTGAAGAAGCTACAGGCCGGTGGGTTCTACCGAGACGTAGATCTGGGCAGTCCGCAGCCGTACCACACCGACATTGAGAAGCGTAAGGCTGAAGAAGGTGGGTATTCGCTGACAGACGATGACCGCTTCTCTTTATATGAAGTACACGCAGACCTCGTTATTGAAGGCATTGACGAAGACGATGATGAGATCGCCAAGCCGTACGTAGTGACGTTGGAGCGAGGTACAAACGAGATTCTGGCGATACGTCGAAACTGGAACCCCGATGATCCGTTGATGCTCAAGCGTCAGCACTTCGTGCATTACGTGTATGTACCGGGATTTGGGTTCTATGGGCTTGGTCTTATCCACATTATAGGGGGATACGCTAAGGCTGGAACGTCGCTGATACGGCAACTGGTGGACGCTGGCACGCTGGCTAACTTGCCGGGGGGCTTAAAAGCTCGTGGGTTACGTATTAAGGGTGATGACACGCCGATTGAGCCGGGTGAGTTCAAGGATGTGGACGTGCCGTCAGGTAGCATCCGTGACAACATCATGCCGCTCCCATATAAGGAGCCAAGCCAGACTCTGTTAGCTCTGTTGAACCAGATCACAAACGAAGGTCGTCGTCTGGGCGCTATCAGTGACATGAACATCTCGGACATGTCGGCTAATGCCCCTGTGGGCACTACACTGGCCCTGTTGGAGCGTACGCTCAAGCCTATGGCTGCGGTACAGGCCCGTGTCCACTACGCCATGAAGCAGGAATTTAAACTGCTCAAGGCAATCATGTCGGAGCACGCGCCAGAAGAATACGCCTACGAGCCGATGCGAGGTGAAGTGACCGCTCGCGTGGCAGACTATATGGCAGTTGATGTCATCCCAGTCAGTGACCCGAACAGTTCTACGATGGCCCAACGTGTTGTGCAGTACCAAGCAGTATTGCAGATGTCACAGTCAGCACCACAGATCTACGACTTGCCGCAGCTACACAGGCAGATGATCGAAGTGTTGGGCGTTAAGAACGCTGATAAACTTGTCCCAACAGAGGACGACGCGAAACCGACTGATCCAGTCAGCGAAAACATGGATGCCTTGGTTGGTAAGCCTATGAAGGCGTTTATCTACCAAGACCATGAAGCACACATCGCAACGCACCAATCGTTTATGCAAGACCCGCAGATCATGCAGATGATCGGGCAAAACCCCCAAGCGAAGCCGATTATGGCTGCGCTACAGGCGCACATCGCAGAACACCTTGGCTTCAACTACCGCAAGCAGATGGAAGAGAAGCTGGGTGCACCGCTACCACCTCCGGGTGAGGAGCTACCTGAACAGGTCGAGGTCAATCTGGCTCGTCTGGTCGCCGATGCAGGCAAACAACTTACACAGCAGCACCAGCAGCAAGCAGCGCAGCAACAAGCGCAGCAGAAAGCTCAAGACCCTGTCGTACAGATGCAGCAAGCAGAAATACAGATCAAACAGCAAGAAGTACAGCGTAAAGCAGCTAAGGATCAGCTAGACGCGCAGATGAAGCAGGCTGAACTGGAGTTAAAGGCTCGTGACCAGATGCAGGATGCTCAGATGGATCAGGCTGAATTGGCGCTGAAGCAGCAAGAACTACAGATCGACGCGCAGAAAGCGGGCGCTAAACTTGCCGCAGACCGTAGAAAGGACAACACAAAACTGGATCTTGACCTACTCAAGACAATGAAGGATTCCAACAACAATAGAGGCCAATAATGGCTACAACCGTCTTAGACGTGCTAAAGGAACGAATCGAGTCCGATAAGGACTCCGCACTACAATTTCTCAGTGGTGGAGGGGCTAAAGACTTCTCCATGTACAAGGAAACCACAGGTTTGATTCGAGGTCTCGAAACCTGCTTGGGCTATGTAGAAGACCTCTCGCGAAACTTGGAGTACGACGATGAGTGAAGCTGTTGACACAGTTGAAGCTACGGAAGAACTGGAAGCACAACTACCTACGCCTGTGGGCTATCGGGTATTGATTGCGCTACCACAGATCGAAGAAACCTTCGACGGCACTAACCTGCTCAAGACGGACACGATCAAGAATCAGGAACATATCATGTCAATCATTGGCCTTGTGGTGGATATGGGCGAACAAGCCTATAACGACCCCGAAAGGTTCACGACTGGCCCTTGGTGTAAACAAGGTGACTATGTGATGTTTCGTGCCAACTCAGGCACACGATTTAAGGTTAACGGGTTAGAGTATCGTTTGATGAACGACGACTCTATTGAAGCTGTTGTAGCTGACCCCAGTGGCGTATCACGAGCGTAAGGAATAGACATGCCGTTTCAAAAAGTTGAATACAGTTTCCCCGACGAGGAAAAAGATACTTCTATAGAGGTGGAGGGTTCTGGTGAAGTCGAAATTGACCTATCTGGTAGAAAGAGTGCGGACGAGTATGCGGATACTCCTGCTGAACCTGAAGTCGAAGCTAAGTCAGAACCGGATGAGCTGGACATTGAGGTTGTGGATGATACGCCAAAGGCTGATCGTAACCGCAAGCCATCTGAGCCACCGGCTGACGTTACTGACGATGAGCTTGAAGGCTACTCTGAAAAAGTACGTAACCGGATCAAGCACTTCAGTAAAGGCTACCACGACGAACGCCGGGCCAAAGAATCCGCTCTCCGAGAGCGACAAGAGTTAGAAGCTCTTGCCCAGAGGCTTGTTGACGAGAACAAGACGCTGAAAGGCAACGTTAACAAGAATCAGGAGGCGCTTCTTGAGCAAGCCAAGCGTAATGCCGCTATTGAAATGGAGAGCGCCAAACGTTCTTATAAAGCAGCATACGACGAAGGTAACTCTGATGCGTTACTGGAAGCACAAGAGAAGTTAACTACGGCGAAGCTGAAGTCAGATAAGCTAGAAAACTTCCAGATACCGTCTTTACAGGACGAAGAAACTGCTGTACAAGACACTGAAACACCGGCTGTGCAGGAGCACGTCCGAGATGAAAAAGCCGAGGAGTGGCGATCAGCTAACCCTTGGTTTGATGAAGACCTCGAAATGCAAAGTTTTGCATACGGGGTACATCACAAATTAGTTAGTGAGGGTGTATACCCTAACGATGACGGATACTACGAGCGCATTGATGCTCGTATGCGAGAGGTATTCCCCGATTACTTCGGAGAAGTCCCTTCAGAGGCACGAGAGGAACGAAAGCAACGGCCAAATGTGGTTGCCCCCGCTACGCGGAGCAC